ATGCTTAGAACATTTTTTAGTGATGTAAAACACATTACGAGTACCAATTTTTTGACCCAAGTAAAAAAACTTTTTATTTGCTCTGCGTTTTCCGTATTTGCCTTGGTTGTTGGTATTGGTTCCGCATCTGCTGCACCGTACCTTAAATCAAGTGAAGATTGCACAAAGCAAAATGAAGTTTATGCAACAATGAATGATGCTATGGAATATTTCAGTGATTATTACCCTGAAAATAATTCACTCGAAATTATTAGCGAATCACCATTAAAAGTTAGGCTTTCAGCGGTAGCTTTTGAGCAAGACGGGCAAGACGTAAAGGAGCTACTAGCTAAACGAGCCATTATCTATGGTGTTTATCGCTCATTAATTAATACGCCCAATGATAAAGTTACTGTCACTTCTTATTTAGTTGACACGAATGGAAAAAAACTGAAAGGCTCACCTGAATACACAGCAACAATCACTAAGAAGCAGGCATTAGAGATCACTAAAAAATATATTCCTATTAATAATTTAAGTGAACTAACCGACGATAGCTGCTCATTCACTGAGCAGTTCAACGAGTTGCGATTTGATGATAGTGGCAAAAAAGGCTTTGATACCTTTCTCAATGAATTAATTAGTGTTTCTAAGTAATATTTAGCCCCTCAATTGAGGGGCTCAGACTGCTGACAAACATATTATGTTTGGCGGCAAGTCGTACTGGTTTTGACAATAAACGAGGAAAATCAATTCATTGATTTTCGGCTGATAACACAAAGCGGGAAAAACACGCTTTTATCCCGCTTTGTCAACAACCTCAGCCCCTCAATTGAGAGGCTTTCATTTTTATAATGCTAAAGAGGATTGTTGGTATTTGTTCGGATGCGGCTCAACTAGATTAACTATCGCAGGCTTTACAACGATTTTTGTCACTGATTCGTGGCTGACGAATGTGCAACCACAATTGATATTCTGGCACTGGTTATAACGTTCTTTGGTTTCGGATGAAACTTGGTAGGAACTACGTGTGTGGGCGGAGTGGCCACAATTAGGGCAATTCATCATGATAACGTACCTTTTGTCATCATGTTAATATTAAAGTTAGTATAACATATTTTTTATGTAAAGTTTATTGTATTATTTGTATATTATCGAGCTTACTTAGTTATAAACATTGAGGATAGGATTACAAGGATAAATATGTATATTGCCTCCGTTCAGAGTATTATCTATTTTCGATGTGTGAATATAGGTAAGTATATTCGGTTGAAATTTAAGCGTGTTAATATTCAGAATATTGCAACATAAGGCCATTAGTTTTAATAATAGATTAAGGGAAGAGGAAAGAGGTATGAAAAAAAAATCTGTATTGATCACTGACTTAGATAACACATTATTTGACTGGTTTGATGTTTGGTACCATAGTTTTAATGGTATGCTAACAGAGGTAGTTAATATCACTGGTATACAAAAAAATACTTTAATAGAACAAATTAGACCTATTCATCAAAAATATGGTACAGCAGAGTATTCTTTTGTTTTAGAGCAAATTCCTGTATTGCAAGAAATGTATGGTGATCGAGAAAGCATAAATCATGCTCTAGATTCTGCAATTCATGCATATAGAAGCGAACGAAAGAAATATTTAAAATTATATCCAACAGTTTTGGAAACATTAAAAGTTCTTAAAAATGAGAATGTAACTATAGTAGGTTATACAGAGTCAAAAGAATTCTATTCTAATTATAGATTATCCACATTAGGGCTAGATGGCATTATTGATGTTTTGTTTTCACCAGAGGATCATGAAGTTCCAAGTGGAGTTGTAAAAAGTAATAAATATGAACTCAAGCATACCATAAATAAACATACGCCATATGGCGAAATAAAACCAAATCCAACTATTTTAAAAAACATTGTTGAGCAATTAGATGTTAAGATTGATGACTGTGTATATATTGGTGATAGTGAAATGAAAGATATATATATGGCTCAAGAAGTTAAAATGAGTAGTGTTTTTGCAAAGTATGGTATAGGTCACTTTCAAGATAACAAGGAAGGTTATGAGTTATTAAGGGCGGTAACTCATTGGTCTGATGAGGATGTAATAAGAGAAAAAGAAATTAATGAAAAAAAATCAAGCATTATAATTAAGCCTGACTTTGTTGCGAATAAATTTTCAGATATATTAGATTATTTTGACTTTAAAGGTAATTAAAATGAATGATAACTTATCAATAGATAAAGAATTAATTAAAATTAAAGTTGACGTATGGAAGACTGTCATAGAAACTCAGAAGCATTTCAATGACTTAGAAATGAAAGTAAGGAACTTTGGAATATTAATATTATCTGCATTTATTGGTGCAACGGGTGTAACGTTCAACTCTGATTCTGTTTTTTATTTTTTTGGGTACGAAATATTAATTTCTGCTATATTTTCATTTGGAGCTGCTGTTATTTGGTGGCTATTTTATTTTGTTGATATATATTGGTACCACCCCTTACTTTTAGGTGCGGTAAAACAAGGGTTAAAAATAGAATCCGAGCTAGAATCAATTATCCCGGGAATTACATTAACTAAACAAATTGGTGAAAGTAGCCCCCGTGATTTTTTGTTTTTTAAAAAAATACACAGCACAACTAAAGCTAAAATATTTTACTTTGGAATTTTGGCTATACTAGTTATGTCAACAATAATTCTATTATTTGTATCTCCAAAGAAAAAGCAGGAAAACAATTTTAATATAAAATGTGAGAGAATCCAATCTTACAATGGTTTTTCATGTGATATAAGCTCCTTGAAGATGAGCCCCAACAAATAAGCATTATAAAAGTGAAACCTACATTTTAACTTATGTGGGTTTCATTTTAAATTATATGGATTCCTTTATTGATTATGTATAACTAGTACATATTTTTATGTACAATTTTTCAATAAGGTACAGTTCATAATTTATTATATTCATCTTCGATATCCAAATCCGAAATCTTAACCTCCAACTCCAAAGCTGAAGTAAAGCCACTGTCATTCAATGAATGGACTATGCGCGTTAATGTCCAGTCCGCGTTATCAATTTCGGGTTTAAATCCGCTGACGGTGACAGGCATTTCAGGGTAGAGATCTGCACGACCAACCGCAAGTTGAATCGAAAATGACGCAACACCACGTTGGATTTTTTCCCAGTTGGCTTTTGCGGCTCGGGCGGCATTTTCTTTCGTGGCGTAGGTGTGAGAAAGCGTGAGAACGTTCCCTTGTTCGCCAGCTAGATATTCCCCTTGTTTTTCTTTCGGTTCAGCGGGTTTTGTAGGTTGTTTGCTTTTTCGCTTACGCTTTACCGTCACTGCTTTTTTCTTTTTCGGCTCACGTGTATCAAGCCAGTTAGCGATAACGCCGGTGTATGCTCCGCGGTCAGCCAGTGAAAAACGGTGACCATCACCGACTGAGCGATTAATGTGCATCGTTTGAATCGGTTGGCCAGTTGCGGTGAGCCCTTGACCTTGTTTCATAAACAGTAAGTTTCCGTTTTTAACCGCAACAATTGCCCCCTCGGATTTAGCCACTCGTGTGAGAAATGAGCCGTCCGATTCGTTGGTTTGGTCGATATGGGCAAGCTTGATTTTATCTAATTTTTCATCAATAACCGCCTTTAACTTATTGCGTTCTGCCAAGGTTCGCACGATATCACCGAGTGTTTTTTGGTGGTAAGACTGTTCGCGCTTAACGTTTAATGTGTCGCGAAAATCCGCACTACGACCACGGATCGTGAGCTTATCTGGCACGCCGCTATGTTCAACCTCATCAACCGTAAACGTCCCCTTGTAGATCAGCGGTTCGTTTTTCCAACCAAGATGCAATGACAGGGTTTCACCTCGCTTTGGTAAGGCGAGTTGTCCGTCGCTATCATCCAACTCAATATCTAATTGGTCAGCTTCAAAGCCGCGATTGTCCGTCATGGTTAATGACATTAAACGCCCCTGAATCAGGCTATTAATATTTTCACCGCCGGCCGCGAGCGCAAAAGCAGGAGTTAACTCATCTTTGGTTAAAAAACTCATAGCGGTAAGGCTCCGCGAATATCATTGAGCTGCTGACCTAGATCGCCAAACATTTGAGACAGTGATTCATCAGTGCGTTTTAATTTCAGCGTAAAATCAATTTTTCTGGCCGAGCCATCATCAAAAAAAATACTTTTCGATTGGGTGATTTCTTCAATCACAAACATACCGTAAATAGTGCCTGAGCCATCAATCAGCGACCATGCTTTTCCCGTTTCTGCCATTTGCTCCAATACCAGCAATGACAGTCTGCCGCCAGTCAGTGACGGGAATAATGAGCCACTTAATGTGATATCGTCATTATCAAGGCCGATAAATTGAACTGAGGGGCGCTTGCCGACACGATTATTCACCCCATAACGGTATTTTTGGTTAATTTGCATCATCTGGTAAGGCGTTGTATTTAATTGAAAGACAAACAAGCCTAGTGCTGCCATTGCCATAATTAATCGTCCTCGCTGTCTTGATACCGACTCAGTCGTCTTGCCTGTTTACGCCGTTGGTTTTGCTCTAATTGTCTAGCGACTTCTCTAGCAATATCGTTTGCTGACTGGCTCGGTAATGGATAAACATTGATAGTGACCGGCGCAGTATTTGCCGCGTGATTGCTTTGATTTATGGTTGTTGGCGCGGACTGATAGCTATTTGCGGGTAAAGCATAAGGATGGATGGGTTTTGCTGTCGCGGTCATAGAGCCGATGGTTAATGCCGCCGCAGCCAGTGCAGCAGTTTTTCTCCGGCTAGTGATATGAGCTGGCCCATCAACAAGCTCGGGTCCATATTCCCCCACAATGCCAAATTGTCCACGGGGGATAAATCCGCCATTGTCGAACATGCCCGCACTCTTCATGCCAGCTTGAATAACGGTCACTTGTGACATGGCGCGCACAGCTTTGGTTTCATCCGAAAGCATCCAATCGGGCAATATGTTTGTAGCCATTTGCTTAAGTTCGGCAAATTGGGCTTTCAGTGATTCCCACTTTTCCAGAATGCCGTTTTTCAGGCTATCAATGATCTCACCGCCAATTTGTTTAAAGCGTTCCGGTAAACCTTTAACATCCGCGACAATCTGCTCCCACTTATCAGAAATAGTTTTCTTAACTAATGCCCACATGCGAGAAGTGATAACGACAATCTCATCCCAGTGCTGATAAACCAGCCCGACAAGCCCCCAATTCAGCACATAGGATTTAACCCCCTCCCAAAATTGGGAAAATATCTCTGTCACTCTGTTCCATAATTTTTTAGCGTACGGAACGATATCATCCCAATATTTATAAATCAGGTAAGCTGCGCCAGCGATAGCCGTGATAATTAAGATAATCGGGTTAGCTAATAGCGCACGGCCTAGCATCATAAATGCCGTTCCAATTAACTTAATAGGCTTAATGAGTAATGATAGAAAACCACTGCCTTTGATACCTAATACGGACAGGCTTAATTTTGCCATGGCGAGTGGTCCAATTAATGCCGCAATCATCAATGTGATACCGCCACCAACGGCCAGCACCGCACCTAACCCCAAGGTGATCATGGTGATTTGTTTGACCAGTTCAGGGTTTTTCTTTGCCCATTGACCAAACTTCGAAATGAGGTCTGTGACTCGTTTAGTGATATCCCGCAAAGGGCTATCCGCACCGCCAAAAATTTGTATTCCTACATCTTCATAAGCCGAGGTTAAGTTTTTTAAGTCGCCATCAAGGTTATCTGTCATGGTTTTGGCGACTTTTTCCGCTTCCCCTTTAGCAGCTTTGATTTCAGCAATCATGGCTTGCAACTGACCGGAGCCAGCTTGGTCAACCAATACTGAGAGGGCAGAAAATGCCTCTTCACCGGCAATATGTTTAAACAGTCCAGCACGCTCTGCCGTACCCATTTTTTTAGTTTTTTTGTCTAGTTCGGCGAGTATGTCGGTGAATTGGCGCAAATTACCTTTGGCATCACGGGTTTTAATTTTCAATTTATCAAGGGCTTCACCAGCCATTTTCGGCGGCTCTGCCAAGCGCCCTAAAATAGAGCGTAAGCCTGTACCGGCCATGCTGCCTTGAATACCCGCGTCACCGAGTTTACCGGCGGCAACGGCGGCGGTTTCTAAATCGACACCGAGCCCCGAAGCAACCGGCGCAACATATTTCATCGTGTCGCCAAGCATAGTGAGATTGGTGTTAGACCGCGTAAACGTGGCGACAAGTGCATCACTGACACGGTTCATTTCATTAGAATTCAGCTTAAAGCCGGTCAAGATGTTGGAACCAATATCAGCCGTGGTGGCCAAGTCAATATCACCGGCCAATGACATGGATAAAGTACCGGACATGGCATTTTTAATTTGTTCTGGCTTAAAACCAGCCATGGCATAGAACGCTTGGCCTTGTGCAACTTCATTAGCGGTGAATGCGGTTGTCGCACCAAGGTCTCGCGCTTGCTCCCTTAACACCTTGTAGTCGTCGGAATTTTTATCAAGGCGGGTTAAAGCTTGCACTTTCGACATGCCGATTTCAAAATCATAGCCGGGTACTAAGACTTTTTTAGCCGCATAACCTAGCCCCACACCGGATGCAAGCATACCCGCGCCGCTACCGGCCATTTTATTACGTACTCCCATGGCATTTTGATAGCTATTTTTTGCCGCAGACATTCGCTTTTCTTGGTTGGCCACCCGTTTTAGTTGCTGCTCTTGTTGCTGTAATCGCCGGCTTGTGCTGGCAATGTCGCTATTTAATTTGATTTGGGCTTGGCTTAGCTGGCGTGTTGAAATACCACTGCCTTTTAGGGCTTCTCTTTGGCGCTGCAATGAGGCACTCAGTGTGCCGGTTTCAGCTTTGAGTTTTGCGGCAGCCGCTTTTGCGCGGTCAAGCTCCCGTGATTGGGCTTTCGTGGGGTTTTGAACGGTGGATAATTCACGCGCGAGCCGGCTAACTTTGGCAGTGGCTTGTTGGTAAGCGTTATTCGCCGCATCGAGGGATTGCTTGGTTTTCTTAAACCCGTCAATTTGCTTGGCTTGGTTGTTGAGCTCTTTGAGTTGTTGTTTAGATTGGCGGAGGGTTTCCGCCAGTTTTTTATTCGACGCTTGGGCGCTCTTAAACGGTTTGGTGAATTTATCGACGGCGCTTAAAATCACCTGCAAACGTAAATCTTTACTCATCTTCTACACCGCTACGTTTAAGGGCGTGATAACGCCATTCTAATAATTCGGTCAGGGAAAATTCATCGGTGACAGCCGGTGACCAGTGAAAAATAGTGGCAATATCTGCCACTAAATCATTCACGGTTAATCGTTCTGGAAATCCATAGTCACCGACTTCGGTAACAAAAAAAGCACAAGCTCTTTGGTTAAATTCAGCATATCCGCAGGGTTCATCATGATTAATTCGGGTTTCGTTAATGCCGGCGCGGTGACTCGGGGTAATACCAACATCGCCGAATCCACATCCATTTCCATCAGTGCGGCTAAGCGAACACCACGCAATGCGCCAGAATTGGGTTTACGTACCACAATCTCTGTTACTGTAGTTGTTCCACGCGTTATGGGTTCATCTAGCGTGACGGTGATTTGATTTTTTTCTACGGGTTCAGTCATTTACTTTTCCTATAAACCTAATGCGGCGCGTTGTTCTTCTAAACGGTCAACACCATCAACTTTTTCAATCATATTGAGTAAATCAATCTCAATGAGTGTTTCACCATCCCAAATGAGTTTGTAATACGTGGCATTAAAAGGCGCTTTGACTTGGGTATTTTCACCGGCCTTGCCATTACCGGAGTCAATTTCACTGAATCGACCACGTAACACGACCTCAACGGCGGTGTATTCTTTGGTATCTTGGCGTTGATAAGCACAATTGAGGCGCAACATCACGCCATCAATTTGAGTGATCCCCCACTGCTTATAGAGCTGGGCTTCTAAGCCTCCAAACGTTAACTCAGCTGAGAGAGCATCATCTTCTAACCCCATATCAATTTTGACGCCGCCATTCATGCCGCCGCCGCGATAGGTTTCAAATTTACGGGTGATTTTCGGTAGCGTGATTTCTTCAATACGCCCCATATAGCTTTCACCCTCATTGAATAAATTTAAATCTTTAAGTTTGCGTGGTAAGGCCATGATTACCCCTTAATTTTTGAGCCAAAATCTAATAAATAGCGGTCAGTGATACGCTGACGTAACAGTAAGTTTTCCAGTGGGGGTACTGCTGTATAGTCATAATCAAGGTATAACTTGCCGCTTTTCAGCTCTTCTTTGGTGTTAACGTCTGGATCGAACCAACATTCACCGCCTAACAAATAGCCTTGCGTTGTCATGCTGCGCAGTTTTGCATTGATACTTTCGATAATATCGCGAGCCAGTGAGGGATTAAGCGTACCGTCAATTGACCAGTCTAGCCCCTCGGCGATGGTGTCGGATAACACTTGCGCGGTGCGGGTGTAGGATTCAAAGGCAAACAACGGATCATCTGAGCAAGTACGGGAGCCCCAAAACTTGAAGCCGTTATTGCGAATGAGCGTGGTAATTTCGTTTTCGTTGAGTAAGCCAGCATCGGTGGCAGGGTCTTGTAAATCCCATGACACATCGGCAGAAATGCCTGTGACACCATTAACGCCCACATTCGATATGGTTTTGTGCCAGCCAATTTCATTATCAATTTTGGCACGTAATCCCAAGGCGCATGCGGTAGCGTAGATATTACTTTCTGCGTTTGCGACGGTGTCCCAGCTTTGAAACTCAGGCCAAATTAACATTAATTCACGCTGACTGAAGTTTTTACGGTAATCAATCGCATCGGAAATGGTTTTACTGCCATAAGCGCTGACATAGGCCATGGCGCGCATTTTTTGCGCGATACCCGCAAGCGTTGAGGAAACGGCCTGTGTATCGTGAGCGGGTACGGCTAAAATTCGAGGTTTAACACCTAAGCGGCTTTGCGCCACAGTTAATGCCTGCAAGCCTGTTTTGCGCCCATCAGGCGTGGTGCCACCAATGATATTCGACGTGGTTTCAGCTTCACTTTCGCCTTGTTCAACACGAACAACGACGGTGACCGGTTTTGATTGGTTACCGATAGCATCCAGTGAACGTGCAAGCGTGCCAGTTTCGCCGGCTTTACCTGCTGCATTTTTCACATTTGTAATTAAAACAGGGGTATTGAGTGGAAAGGCTTTTGTGTCTGCATCATCGGCAGTACACACCATTCCGACAATGGCGGTATTGATGGTGCGAATAGGTCGCGTGCCTTCGTTGAGTTCAATCACTCGCACGCCGTGGTGATAATCTTGAGCCATTACTAGCGTCCTCTATTTTGCAATAGCTCAATTTTGGGTTGGGGTTAAGGCAAATGCACGAAATGGCGATTGTGTGAGGGATGAAACAAAGCCCCAATTGTTGGGGCTAAGAATAGATTAATGTTATTCGGGTTTTTCAGGCCAATCAATATCTGGTGCGAGTGAAGTATCAACACGGTTTAACAAAACACGATATTCCTTCCATTTTATTAACGGCTCCCGTTCTTTACCTGTCGCAATACCAAGGTCAACGGCATCTTGCAAGGGGGCGATAGCATTATTAGCTTCAGACAATAATGTCTGTTTTTTAGACTCAGCTATTGCAACTTCTTGTTCGTATGACAAGGTTAATGGTTCAATTTTACCTTCTATGAATAAGTAGTCAGTTATGTTAGTGAAAAAATCATCTGGTATTTTTTCTTGTGATATTTCAGCAACTGATAAATTAGTCGGTGTTAACGTACTGACATCAAAACTCTGGGAAACAATTCGATTATTTTCATCAAAAAGGATTTTTAACGTTCCTTCTTCAAAGTTTTTTTGTAATTCATACCAATCATTACCCATTTTATCTTCAAGTACCAAAACAAAATCAGGATATTTTTCTAAAATACTTTGTTTATTACTGATAGTGAAATTTTTATAAATTAACATATTGTTATCTCCTAAATTAAACACTCGCAGCATTAACCCAAGTACCATTTAAGTTATATTGAATAGCTCGTTTTCTATAACCGCCAAAGTTAACCGAGGAGTTACTGCCCGTTTCCCAGAAAGTTAAACCTGTAACTACCTCTCCATTACCGAGACTAAAGGCACCTGTCTTACCCTGACTAACTTCTGATCCTAGCCGAACAGCAGAAATACCAGCCGCTTTTAGTTTAGTGTCAACCTCTGCTTTGGTATACGCACCAACATCGCCCGCATTCAGTGCGATATCTGCGGTCAGTGCTTTATTGTTTACTTTGCGTCCACTTGGTACACGGCCATTGGCATTGTTATTCGCATTTGTTGCGGCGGTATTAGCGGCGTTGGCAGTCGCTTGAGCATCAGTACCCGCTTTTTTCGCATCAGCGACTTTAGTGTCGGTTTCAGCTTTGGTATAGGCGCCAACATCACCGGCAGCTAAGGTAATATCTGCACTTAACGGTTTATTGTTAACTTTGCGTGTACTGGGTACTCGGCCATTGGCATTATTATTTGCATTGGTTGCCGCGGTATTTGCTGCGTTTGCCGTGGCTTGCGCATCAGTACCCGCTTTTTTCGCATCGGCGACTTTGGTGTCTGTTTCGGTTTTAGTGTATGCATTAACATCACTAGCACTTAAAGTGATATCAGCGCTTAACGGCTTATTATTGACCTTGCGAGTGCTTGGTACTCGGCCATTAGCATTGTTATTTGCATTAGTTGCTGCTGTATTGGCCGCATTCGCTGAATTTTGTGCATTAACAGCCCGTTGGTTAATTTCTGTGGCCAACTTGGGTGTGATAGCTTTGGTGTTATCGGCACTCAAAGCATCTGCCAATTGCACAAAACCTTTGGCGCTAGTCGTAGCATCAGGGTGATTACGGCTTTTAACGTGAGCCTCAATCGCTGTTTTTACTGAGTCATCCACATAGCCGCGCGTTGCAAGCACAATCGCGGGGTCGACTTTCAAGGTAACCGCTTCGGTATGGCTGACAATCAAAATCATTCGAATGGTTTGTGTGCGACCTGAGCCCTCGGCCAATAATGGTTTATAAGTTTCAGGGCAATTCGCCACGGCCACCAATAACCCCGATTTATCAAACAGACCGATTTCACGTATCCACCACCCCCCCTCATTTTCGGGGATCACTTGTTCCGCAATAACTTGATTGGTATTCACTGAGTCAATAAATAGCGTATTAATAGCGGCTCGGCGCTTTTCATTGATAAGTTTGGTTTGTTTGGTATCGGGTGCGGGCAATGTGCCGCCACCGTCACCGACCGCCATGTGTGTTAATTCAATTTTCGTGCCGAGGGCAGTCGCCTCTGCGAGCACTTTTTCACCATAAGTGGTAAGCAATGCAAAATATTTCATTGGAGAGTCACCCTCATTTCATCAATAACGTGTACCGCTGCCCCTGTGGAAATCGTGCCGCCTGAGCTGATCACATCTGGCGTGTAGGGGTAAACGGTTAATTCATCACCGCTATAGCTAGCCGCGGAACAATAGATTTGGCCTTTGGTTTCAAGTTGAATAGTGAGCCCGACTAAATGACGGCTCGCCGGTTTTGCATCAAAAATTAATGCTTCTAACTCTTGATACATTTCCTCGGTGATACCCGTTTCAAGGACCCCGATATCAAGGCGAAACGTGCCGGCGGTTTCGTTGGTTTTCCACCACTCAATCACACGGATTAAATAACCCAACGGCTCAACCACACGGCGCAATGCACCAATGGTGCCCTTGTGTTTATGAATAAACATGGCGGCTTTCACCGCATCCCGTTTGGCTTTTTCTGACCAGTTTTTGTCCCACCGGTCAACACTGAACGCCCACGCCAAATACGGCAGCAAATGCACGGGGCATTTATCAGGGTTCCAAAGTTCACGAATAGGAATAGGTACGCGCTCAATCTGGGCTAATGATTCAGCCGCTGCGAGCTCTAACGGTGATGAGCCGACAGGTAATAAACGATTATTCATCTGAGCCCCCTAATGCCACGTTAATTTGTGTGCAGAAGCTGGCCTGTGTTTTATCTAGCTTGATATCGGCAACTGGCTTTTTCAGTTCGACACGTTGCACGCCTTGAACATGCAAAGCGGCATAAATGGCACTGAGCACAATGTCACGGCCTAGCCGGTGCTGCTGTGTCGCATAGCGTTTCACTTGTTCCTCTGCCGCAGCCATAATCGGTTCGTATTCAGGTGAGGGATAACAGTAAATCACCGCGTCGATTTCATAGTTAACGATGGTTGCCGATTGTACTGTCACACGATCAGCAACCGGCCTAACATCTTCATCGTTTAACGCCATATCGACTTTCTCAATTAAATCAGCCGGTGCGCTCCCGTTCCCCTCACGAGATAAAACAGTGACCGTGACATGAGCCGGTAGCGGACTAATGACAGAAGCGTCAGAAACCCGACCATCGGCAGAGCGTGCATGATATTCATAACTGCCAATAGGGCCAGCTACGCTTAACGCTTCGAAAGCGGCCGGTATACGCATGCGTAAATTGGAATCTGACTCATACACCGGTGCAATCGGTGGGATGGAGCTTTCATCACCCTCCGAAAGTATCAAGCGTTTCACGTTGTTATTGGCCGCGAGTTGGTCAAGGTCTGCACCAGTGGCAAAGGCCACCATACTTGCGCGAGCCGCTTCATTAACGCGCTGACGTAAAATCAATTCACGGTAGCAGCTCTCTTGCAATAATTTGGTTAACGGCTCGGATTCTAATTCTAAAGTACGGGCGATAGCTTCACGTTGTTCTTCAGGCATCGCAGCAATGAGCGCCGCTTTTCGCTCAGCCAAGAGCACCTCAGAATCTAACGTTTCGACCACATCCGGTGCGGGTAATAAACTTAAATCAATACTGGCTGCCATCGCTACCTCACATTGACCGAAAAATTAAGTGACTGATTGGTGTCTTGGTTTGTGGCTTCAATATCCACAATCATCTGCGCAGCCTCGGTGCTATTTAGGCTAATGCGAGTTAATAAAATGCGGGGCTCCCATTTTAACAATGCGGTGTAGCACGCTGACATTAACTGCAATTTCAGCGCGGGATTTTGTGGCTGGTCGATAAGTTCTGATAATAGCGAACCATAATTTCGCCGTGCGATACGTGAGCCAATAGGCGTGATCAAGATATCGCGCACGGATTGGCGTATATGCTCAATATCGGAAAGGCACTTTCCATTTTCTCGACTCATACCGCAATATCTCATTGAGGGCCATCCGTGCGACTTCCGCCGCGCTCAACACCACCATGATCGTGATCATCCAGAACAACCCCATTTGATGAAAACGTCCCATTTTTATGAACAATATCTCCGGTCATTTCGCCGCCCTCAGTCACATTGAGCGTGGCGCAAGTCAGATTTTCCGAACAAATCACCGTTGGTGTGGTGAGATTAATTTGTTTACTTGCATTGACGATAACTACATTTGTTGTGGCATTAATTTGTTCGCTGGCGTCAATTGTGGCCGTTTTAATCCCTGTTGCGATTAATGCACCAGTGGCGGGTTCATATTCAATGATTGCCCCGTCTGAATAGGTTCGGTGGTCTGCTGTGAGTGAACTGGTCGGCTCGGCATGTTCATTGGAAAAGATACCGGTTAGCACAAATGCCGTGGTAAGTTCGCCGCCTAAAGCAAGGATAAGAACTTGCTCACCCACGCTAGGTGCATTCATGGTGCGAGTACTACCAGCACGTAAGGTGATCCAATTTAGCCAGTCGGTTTCTAAGCTTCCAATTTGTACGCGACAGCCTTTCTTAGCATTCACATCTGTCACGATGCCAATACGGATCAGATTTCTGATTAAGCGACGAATCTCGGCAGACATTAAATATCAAGCCTCGGAGTTAATGGCTGATAAAATTGTTTTTCTAAACCAGTACTGATAAGCAAACCAGACTATGAGCAATGGAATAGAAATCCATTGCTTGGTAACAATTAATAGGAATGCAGCGATAACGTTTAATACGATGACTAACCGGTAAATATTTAGATTAAAAGGAATTAGACTTTTCGTTATTCCTTTTAATGTACAAGAATGAGAGCCACTTTCTAAATTAGGGCTAAAAGAGAAAAATATTGCTATCACGTAGATATTCACAAGAATTCTAACGACCTCTGCACCTGCAACGACTTTATAGTCATCAACACTAATGGCCAGAATTGAAATAAAGATAAAAAGCCCCACAGGTAAAAGCGGAATGTATTTGCGCATGACAACCTCAAAAAAATGATTTTCTTAAGCGTGCCATTGATAGTGTATTGATTGCAGCTACTGCCTTTTGTGCAGTCAGTGACACACATTATCGTGAGAGGAAATCAATAATCTGACTTTCAATATGCCTGATTTCTTGCGGAGTGAGCCCTAACAACTGGCGTGATGGATAGGTGATTTTTGCATTACCAATGCGTTCTGTTAAACCGAACTGGTGTACACCGGCAATATTTGCTGCGGAAGGTAAAAAATAAATGACGGCTTCTTTATCGCTATTATAGGCGCGTAAAAAACGGGCGGTGGCCAGTTTTTTAAACATGCGGGTTTGCTTGGTTTTGCGCGCTGTACTGATTTTTTCTTTCTTGATACTGATATAGCGCTGAATATCTGATTTACGAAATGAGCGCTGCGCTTTTTTATTCGCGTCTTGGCCTGTGATTGTTTTGCTATTACCACGCCAATTCCGTAAGGTGCGTTTTTGACCGTGCCACATAAATTGGATTTCGCGCTGTACCGTGACAAAATTGGCTTTGCGTTTGGTGTATGGGCTGCCATCCGGATTTTTTTGTTGTGAAATGCGCTTAATTTGCGTCCGGCGTAAATCACGAGTGATTTCTTTCGCAAGCTGTCGGCGCTGACCTTGCGACATGCGATTTAATAAATGCGTTAATTCACTGTCAAGTTGACGCAAAGTATCATCATTCATCGTGTTGTTGGCCATTCATTAAACGGGTTAGCCGGCTCAGGGGTAGCCTCAATCACATATTTGCCGTCGTTATCAATCGCTAATACACGCTCGGTGAGATTTAAATCAATACTGATGTGGGCGGTTTTGTTATCTAAAATCACTGCCTCAAATCTAAAATCTTGTTGCCGCTTTGCGGGGTTCGCTGAAATATCGGATTGATTTTTTCTTAGCCAATCATTGACTACCGCAATTAAAACATTTTGGTCACCACTATAACGCTCAATAATAATATTAGCGGTGTATTCATATTCAAAACTGGGTGTTTCTTCTAACGTGGAAATAATCCGCCCGTTTTCAACGAACAAGTATAAATTTTCGGGGTTATCTTTGAGAAATGGAATTTTGCTGTCTAAATATTCCCGTAAGTTAATGAGCTTTTTCACGGTTCCGTTCCTCATCAAATTGCTCAATCGCACTTAGTTGAATATTGGCAGTTTCTAAGGCTGCAAGTAAAGGATCAACCATCAAAGCCAAATCGCAATAAGTTAGAACCCGTCCGGTAGAGGCGGTGGTACTTGCTGGGTGAGTGTTTTCGGAATGGGAACGCATTGCGTTTGCACGGATACGGTAGGCGTTGTCGAGCACCCGATCAGCAAGATACTTAGGCACAGGTAAATCACACGTTGGCTCGTTTTTAAGAAGGGTTTTATATTCAATTTTTCTTTCCTCGGCGGCGGCGCGTTGAATAATACCGCGACGATAGGCATCACCCGCGATTTGATTTGCACGGTGAAAACTTAATGATTGGTCAGAGATCAGCGCGGATTTTTTATCAACGTCTAACGAAAGTTGTTGGTTTTCTGCCGTGAGTATGCCGACTCGTTCATTGAGCTGGTCTATTTTTTTAAGACTTTGCCAGCTGGCGAATATGACACCGGCGACAAGGAATAATGCGAAAGCGATTACCCACTTTTTCATATTAAACATAAGCTTTTCGTCTCGCATTATTGGGTTTAAACATCACAACATCGCCCACGCTTTTTCAAACAGCTCATCACTGTATGGCTGCTGACCATTTTCAACATGGACAATCGCTTTAGCGATTTTGAATGCCGTTTCTTTGTCATAAACATCAAGGCAATCACGACGGCCAAAGCCCGTTTCTTTACAGACACGATTAATATAACCCTCTGTATTATTGCGGTCTTTTGCCGGTGCCCAACGTTCAATAATTTCTTCCACCGTATCAATTTTGCCGCAACCAACCCCTTGCTTTCCCGCGTAGGTTGAATAGGTCCGCAAAAGCTTGAATAATGCGCGAATACCGTATTCAGGTTGCTCAAAGCGGCTATGACGAGGCTCAATGCTAGGGTCAAATGCCAGTTCTCCTCGCCATGGGTTTCTCGGGTTATAATCAATATTGCCCGGATTATTGTTGCGTATGCCGCGTGGTACGTTAGACATGTTTTCCTCCAGTAAAGCGTGACCATAAATAGGAAAGTCCGATACTTCCCATTGCACCAAATACACCGGTGGTGAATAGGGTGATATAAATGCTCTGATTGCCCTCAATACAGAGCAATCCGCCTAACAACCCGACAAAGCCGGAAACAACCATTTGCATAAAAGCCGCAAACCAGCTCCACGGGGCATTATTCGTTTTAACATCAATGATGTATCTCACAACACCTCCCCACATTGAAATGAAGAGCATTAATAACCACTGTGCGATACCGAAACTGTTCGGATCTTTATCAAACATGTATCAATCCCATAGCTGTATAAGTGGCTGTACCGGCTCTTCGGTAATATCAGGTAACTCAATCAATAGCCCCGCAGGTAGCACCGCGCCTTGTTCGGCAAGATTGGGATTCGCTAACAAAACAGCTTCGGTCATGCCTGTCGTTCTGCCGTAAAATCGCCAACATATCCCGTCTACAGTGTCACCTTTTATCGTTCTGGTTTTCATATCAATTCAACAATATTGTGTGTCGTGCCCTTGATGCGCTGAATTGCCCAGATAGCATCACGCTGTAAATCATCAATATTCGTCTCTAAGGCATCAGCTTTTTTATTACCGTTGGGTGTTGTATCAATATCGCGGTAACGTTCGATTAAGTTTGCTTTTGCCGCGCTGAATACGGCACGGCGATAAAGGATCACTAATTCCGATACGTCAATCTCCCCATTCGTGATTTTGCTGGCCGGAACCGCGCCTAACGTTGTATAGCCCAAGTGGATTTCTTGCTGTTGAAAGCAGGATAATTCACGGTTGGTTTCGATGATGGCGTTTTTTAAGGCTTCAATTAATCGACTTTGGGTGACCGTACCGTCAACTCGCATTGATTCCCGAAATGCACGGGTATTAATCGCAGGCCAAAAATCACCACTGGTGATCGTTTCGTCTTTTTCGTTAGCGGGTTCGGGTGAAACGAAATCCATAAGGTCACCTTAAAAATAGGTAGGCGGTGGGCGAGAGTCCGAAAAATAAATTTCTTATCTCGCGCCGCCTTGCGCGTTGGCACGTTCTTTATTCATCAGCCCTGTTTTTTGCTGACAAAAACTTTTCAATATTCTTAATATCCTGCTTAACCCCACTGCGCTCATTGAGCTCAAGGGCACGCATTAATTCACATAAAGCCGGTTGCGGAAAATCATTATCGCGCAAGCTGTAACCGAACCATTTATGTAGCTCGGCGCGGACTTTATCGGGCATATCTTCATGCTCAATTAATGTCATGGTGCGCTGCAAGATGTCCAGTGGAATGGGATTTTTTGCGGTATAGGCTTCTTTCGCTCTATCCCCCATTTCTTCGGCAATAGCACAACCGGTTGTACGGGATTGGCCTGACGGCATGGCGAGCTTGTGTTTTAGTGCATACTCCGCAATATCTAGCCCTTGCGCGTACAAACCCGCGTCAAAACTCCACAACATGAGGTACATCAGCACATCATCTTGAACGCCTGAATTGCCTTTTAATGTTTCCGTGATCCACGTTTCGTATAGCGGTAAGGCTTTACGTTTGTACGCGGCTTTGCGTTCAAATGATTGGGTTTTACCTAAATCCCGCATGTGTTGGCGCAACATCAATTTGACTTGTGTTGCTGCCGAGGGGTCAGCAAGAACGCCATAGGCGCTGACGTTCTTGGCTTCAACCTGCATGCGTTTTCGTTCCCACGGATTCACAGCTTATTCTCCGGTTGGCGCGTCTTTTACTTCGTCCGGCTCAGTAGGCTCCGCCGGTTTTCCAGACGTCAGCTCAATGTTTTCAATCAACGCCACACAGTCGTAATCTTCAACAATGTAATCTTCATTCACTGATTCGTAGTTTTCGATACGGTCACGTTTGGCATTGTCCACCACTTGACGGCGGCGTGATTCGATTTGCCAGTAGATAGATAAATTATCTAATCGTGTGATAAGCATTCCATTTTTCGGGAAATAAGGAACACGTACCGCCGGCAATCCACCGAGGCGTTTTTGGCTGATAATCACATCCGCAGCTAACGCCTCGGTATTGGCTTGATCACGATTGACGATAGGGAAATATTTATCTGCTAAAAGTGAGCGGCCACAGATAACGACTAAATCGGTATCGTCGGCGTACACTTCTGAAATCGCGTGGTCAACAGCTTGCATAACCAGTGCATCAAGGTTTTCATACTCTTCACCTTTACCCACTTTGATAGGTTCAGCGGTGATTTGGTTGGTGTCTTTATCGGTTGAAGAACCTAAAACATGTTCAGGGGCTTCAAGGCGAATTTTATGTAACCAACCGACATTCACGTCTTGCAGGAGTTTATTGACTTTGCGGTTTGAGGTTGCAGCACGATGTGTCCCGTTAAAGCCAATCATGATACGGTCAAGGGCTTGACGTTGAATAATGGCATCGCGGATACGGCGCTGGAAATCTTCAAACATTGCCCACATATCCAGTTTTTCGTAACGGATAGCGGTATCGAAATTTGTTTGGCGGCAATGATAACCTTGTTTTTCCAATTGTGTCGGGTCAGTCGGTTCACGGTCTTGTTTGTTGGTGTCTGTCGTGCCTGCAATCGTTGTTCCAATACCGATGCCGATTTTGTCACCGACTTGGTCTTTTACTGGCACGATATTAATTTTGGTCAGAAAGACGGCGCTTAACTGAATTTTACTTTCCAGCTTTTGGGCTGCTGAAGGCTCAATTTCCACTTTTGCTGCGAATTCGTGTGGCTGAACACCGTAAATCTCACCAAGGCGGGTCATGTAACCGTTAAATTTAACTTTTGTTTCTTTTCTCATTATTATTCCCGTTTAGCAATCAGTCAGGTTTTCGGTGTTGGTTGTATTTCCACCAAAAGATGTGGGGCGGTGTTGCCCATTATCTTGTTGGCTTAAATCTTTTTTGAGTTGGTCCAACTCGCTGCGCAGGGTTTCATTTTCTTGCTTGATACCCGATAGCGCTTTAACTTGTGTTTCAAGCTGAGTCAGCTTTTGTGCAGTTTCGGTTTGCTCTTCCGCGCAAAGCTCTACCGCTTGGTGAATGTCATTGAGTTCAACATCATTGCGCTGACGTTCGCGACTGAATTTCGCCATGATGCGATCTTTCAAGCTGGGTTTTTCTGGTTTGTTTTCTTCCTCGGTAAACTCAATTACCGTTTCTTCCGCTGCCGTAAAGACGTTATCTTTATCTTGCTTACGTTCTGAGAAAGTGGCAGTTTTATCTGCACCCGCGCTAAACTCCAACATGCTCGTGCCAAGGCTGGCAGGGTTATCCGTGACGGCTAAGCCCACCAAGTAAGCACCGTTCATATCAGAGAAATTTGGATTGATTTCAACAGACGTATAAACTTTCTGGCGTTTTTTATTCATTTCGACCAACTCAGGTGTTGGGGTTAACACGCCATATAGTGCTAACTTGCCCGCTAATGCTCCCTCGCTGATTTCTTCGGTATAGACAGATTCAACATCACCGAAGCGCGGCATAAAAGAATAATTCCAATGCTCCATATTGATTCGGGCACCATAAACATTTTTATCGTAATTTTTGGCGATTTCCGTCAACCATTGGCGCTGCACTTTGCGCCCATCGGTTGTGGCTCCCTCAACACAAAGGCGCACCGGTTTAGATTTTTTTGTCATTGCTCAGGCTCCGGCAATTAAATTTAATGCGTAGATAAAAAATTGATGAGCCTATGTTTTCAGGGATGGGGGCTAAGAAACAATGCTTTGCCATTGTGTGGGAAATGGCACAACGACAGCTCGGGGCGATTGGGCGTGTGAGTCAGTAATCTGGCGACATGAAAACATTACACGATTTTGACCCAAGAAAACGCGCCATGCACATGTACTTTAGTGGGTATCGCATCGCACGTATTGCCGAGGCTCTCAAGGAAAAGGCCGCGACAATTCACAGTTGGAAACGCCGCGATAAGTGGGATGAAATCACCCCCATTGATCGCGTGGAAATGACGCTGGAGATGCGACTTTGTACGCTATTGAGTAAAGAAAATAAAGAGGGGAAAGACTTTAAAGAAATCGACTTACTTTATCGCCAAGTAGAGCGGCATGCCAAAATTCACAAGTACCAAAACGGCGGCAATGAGGTTGATTTGAACCCGAAACTGGCCAATCGCAATAAAGGTGAACGCCGCGCCCCTGAGAAGAATTTATTTAGCGAAGAGCAGATTGAAAAGCTGGAAGAAATCTTTCGTGAAAATATGTTTGAGTACCAGAAAGCATGGTACGGAGCCGGCCATAAGCACCGAATTCGCAACATCTTAAAATCACGCCAAATCGGGGCAACTTACTTTTTCGCTCGTGAAGCCTTTATGGATGCACTCATTACCGGTCGAAACCAAATATTTTTATCGGCGAGTAAAGCCCAAGCGCACGTATTCAAAGGCTACATTATTGATATGGCGCGAGAGGTTGATGTTGACTTAAAAGGTGATCCGATAGTTTTGCCTAATGGCGCAACACTGTATTTTCTTGGCACCAATGCCCGTACCGCGCAGAGTTACCACGGTAATTTGTATCTTGATGAGTATTTCTGGATACCCAAATTCCAAGAATTACGCAAAGTCGCCTCCGGTATGGCCATGCACAAAAAATGGCGTCAAACTTACTTTTCGACACCATCCGCATTAACACACAGCGCGTATCCGTTCTGGTCTGGAAAGCTCTTTAATCGTGGTCGTCGTAAAGCCGATCACGTTGAGGTGGATATCAGCCACCAAGCATTAGTGAATGGCATGATGTGCGGTGATGGTCAATGGCGGCAAATTGTCACCATCGAAGATGCCATGCGAGGCGGGTGTAATTTATTTGATATCGACCAGCTCTATTTAGAATACAGCCCTGATGAATTCGAAAACCTACTGATGTGTGAGTTTGTCGACGATATCGCGTCCATTTTCAACTTGCAGTTAATGCAAAAATGCATGGTGGACAGTTGGGAAATATGGGACGACGTTCAGCCGTTAATGATACGCCCCTATGCTTATCACCCTGTTTGGATTGGTTATGACCCCGCGAAAGGTACTCAAAACGGAGATAGTGCGGGTTGTGTGGTTATTGCACCACCGCTACACAAAGGCGGTAAGTTTCGCATACTTGAGCATCATCAATGGCGTGGCATGGATTTTCGCGCGCAATCGGACGCGATAAAAGAACTCACCGAGCGTTACAACGTGCAATACATCGGGATTGATTCCACAGGTATTGGCCATGGTGTCCTGCAAAATGTGCGGGAATTTTTCCCTGCCGCAAAAGAATTTGTCTATAACCCCGCCTTAAAAAATGCGTTAGTGCTTAAAGCTTATGACGTGATTAGCCATGACCGGCTGGAATATGACGCGGGAAGCAATGATATCACCCAATCTTTTATGGCCATTCGCCGTGCGACCACTGCCAGCGGTAACCGCCCAACCTATGAAGCAGACCGCAGCGAAGAGACCAGCCATGCTGACTTAGCGTGGGCAACCATGCATGCGCTTTATAACGAACCGATCACCGGTGAAAATCACAATCAACATAATATCGTCGAGGTCTTTTAATGAGCCGTAAAAATAAAAAACGCCAACCACAAACACTGGCGCAAAAAACCGACAGCGCATCAATGGAAGCATTCACATTCGGTGACCCAATCCCAGTGCTTGATAAGCGTGAAATTTTTGATTATTTAGAATGTGTGCAAATTGATAATTACTATGAACCGCCAATTAGTTTTAACGGCCTTGCTCGCACGTTCCGCGCAGCCCCACACCATAGCAGTGCAATTTATGTAAAACGTAATATTCTCACCAGCACATTTATACCCAATAAATATTTAAGTCGTCAGACGTTTGATAGCTGGGCATTAGATTTTTTACTGTTTGGTAATGGGTATCTTGAAGAGAGAAATAACCGGTTAGGACAATCACTGAATTTTAAACATTCGCCGGCTAAGTTTACCCGCCGCGGTGTTGACTTAGAAACTTACTGGTTTGTGCAATATGGCTACGATATTAAACCGTATGAATTTCAAACGGGCAAAGTGTTTCATTTGATTGAGCCGGATATTAACCAAGAGTTATACGGCTTGCCGGAATATCTCGCGGCAATCCCCTCAGTACTCCTCAATGAGTCGGCAACACTATTTCGCCGCAAGTATTATCTGAACGGTTCGCACGCGGGTTATATCTTGTATATCAGTGATGCGGCACAAAAAACTGATGATGTGGATAAAATTCGTGAAGCCCTAAAAAGCAGCAAGGGGCTGGGCAATTTCCGTAATTTATTTTTGTATGCACCAGGGGGGAAGAAAGACGGCATCCAAACAATCCCACTTTCTGAAGCGGCAGCAAAAGATGAATTTCTCAATATCAAGAATGTGAGCCGCGACGATATGTTAGCGGCACACCGTGTTCCACCACAAATTATGGGTATTATTCCTGAAAATGTGGGCGGTTTTGGTGATGTTGAGAAAGCGGCAAAAGTATTTGTGCGTAATGAGTTGATGCCGTTACAAAGTAAGATGATGCAATTGAATGATTGGTTTGGCGGGGAGATTATAAAGTTTGATAAGTACTCACTAGATTTAGACGATGAATAATATCACTCGTTAATTCAATGATACCGCCCACTGAGGCGGTATTTTTTGCCTGTAGGTAGGTGATTTGGATGCCCAAATGATGAAATTGCTACAGTTAAGATGGTTATTTATTAATATCATCGGTATAGCTGATGTTGCCTCCAAATTCTGGATAAAGCCAAGTAAAGAATAGAACTAACCCAATGGCGATAACAATAGTTGAAATTATTAACAAAACTAAAGCCCATGAAGGAGGTAAAATTGTGGCCCAAAATGGCCATAGCATAAATAAAATTCCTAAAACGATGATTGTTAAAATAGTGTTATATGTATTTTCTGACCTTCTCTTTGATGGTGCAAATTCAAATGTTTTTGGATCTATATCGAGTTTAGTAAATACACATTGATTGATTTTTATATCAGGAATTCTCGCAAGTCCTTTAAGAATTGCTTTGAGCATTAATTTTCTTTTTTCTACAGGAGAGAATGGAGAATAGTTAAGCCAGTTCTCGATGGGTAATTTATACTCTTCACTTTCATTTAAGGCGTTTTTATATTGAAAAACAAGATAGTCTGGCCTATATCTACCGCCTGTTTCGATATGAACAACATACCCAGAACAAATATTTTCCCAGCATATTTCAATGTTCATTTTTGGACATGTGGCACAAGAAAAGCGAAATCCGTCATTATCGACAGATAAATAACCAACAGTTTTATTAAATCGTTTTAGTAGAGTAAAAAATGAAACTAATAGTATGATCTCAATAGTGACAAAAAGAAACTTTCCAGAGATAACATTCCATAGAACAAGAGAAGTAAATGCACATATCAAAGTACAAAATAACCATATAAAATAGGTAGGTGTTTGATTACCATGTCCAATGATTGATTCTATAGGAAGTTTTAATTCATCAGGTAATGGATAAGTAATTGTTTCGAAATGGATATAAGGACGGCTATTGTTGCTAATACTATTGTCATTTAGGCTATCAGTACTAAAAATAGTCTTATCGTAGTTATAGTGGTTTCTATTTCTAGGTTTGTTTTTGTTTTTGTTTTTTTTCATTTTCTAAATGCTAAGTTGTTGTAATTAATTCTTTTCAGTGCTTTTAAACGTTAACATAAGTTAAATTTTTTGTCTATAAAGACTAAAGGTGCTCAGGGTTTTGGCTTGATATCTGCAAAAATCGAAAGACATAAATCGTTTAATTAAAATCATTTTTATCGACAAAAATTTATACAACTCCCGCAATTCTTCAGGTGAAATTTCGCCCATTGTTTAAAACAATAAAAGAGGTGAGTAATGTCGCAAAATACTAATCCGGTGCCAAAAATTGGCTTCGTTTTACTCGACTGCCCTAACTTGTATTAGTTCGCCAAGACGAATCCGCAATAAATTATCCTCATCAAATACCGATTTAAACAGCACCACGCGCCACCTCAACGCACGCAAAAATAATTACTATCTACTTATAGAAAATTGAATTTAACGCCGTGACGGCTCGGAAATTTTGCGGACGGATATTTAACAATAAACACCTCGCCGCGCAATCGTAGCCCCGCCACGCCTGCCCACTAAATAGGTCGGTTTTCATGCACCCGCAAGAGATCGTCAGAACCGCGCCAGTGGTGGTGCTTCGCGTGGGTAACGATCCTTTTTATAACTTGCAGATTTGGACGAGAAATTGCGAATCTTACTGTTCGTCTGAGGTGTTAGGAATATTTATCCCTAATATCAAATTCATTAGTATAAATGTTTTATCGCTGACATTAGGACTGTTTTTTAATAACTTTTCCATTGTCATGTCTTTATCTGAAGTATATTTATTAATTTTCTCTACGATATCTTTATTATTTTCATGTATGCTTATTAGAAACTCTGATATATTAACTGAATCGTTCCCATAACTCTCTATAATACCACCAATAATGCAAATAAGTCGTTTAGCACTCATTCTGCTATACATGCCATTACCACTGATTTTAATAGAGTCGACTATTACATCTATTTCATTTTTGTTTATTTTTTCGATTATTTTACTATATAAAGCTAAATAGCTATCCCAGCCTAACAGGCTTTTCTCTTTACTCATGGTTATTTTTTTTATAAAGAAAAGTAATGAACCAGAGGATGTGAAAAATAAATCCAAATTATTGAATATAATCTCACCAAGCTCTTTATTGTTATTATTTAATACTTCAACCATACCAAAAAAAGGATTTGAGAAATATAATGAATTATATATGTTCATATTGTTTTTATCTATGGATTTTTTTATTTTATAAAATATTCGTGATGCGGTTGCTTTATCAATATTAGAAAAAATAGTCGCATTACATGATAGTAAAGATATAAGTAATAAACTATTGCTAGAGCTTGAGGAATGTGTTTCTATGATAAGTTTAAATACTAAATTATTTAACTCATCGTTTTCAATTCTTGTAATTGCAAGTATAAAATTCAGATATGCTTTTTTTGAAATATCTTCTGTTTTAGAGTATTTTTTATATAGCCTATTTATCAATTGAGGGTACGCAGAATGTGAAATATCATTTATTTCTTTTTTTGCAATAGTAGCCATATCACTAATTTTATTACTTGGAAAAAAGAAATCATCACTAATAGCTTCTATTAATTCATCAATTCTTGATGTTGTTTTCAATGTCGGTTTAGATAAAAATCTATATATTATTTCGCTAAAAACATATCTTGCGCATTCTGCACTTGGGCTAAAACCAGTAGGGTGAGCTGACTTATGCCTCAACTTTTGAAACATTTTGTATATCTCATTATCAAGGTTGTCAATAATATTTTTTCCTTTCAATGATTCAATTAAATAGTTCTCAATAGGTTCAGCTGAACTATTTTTTCTCTGTATTTCTAAATATATAGTTTTTAGATCTGAATTAGTATCTTTCAAATGTCTGATCTTTTCAGTTAAATCATCAACAAGAACATTAAAAGATAGAACAATACATGCTCTATATGCTCCTGCATAATAGCAAGAAATAATTTCTTGCAGTACTGGCCTAAAATTTTTATTTTTTACTTTAAAAATAAGCTCTTCCATATCTTCTAATTTTGACATTTTATGTTAACCTTATATTAGTTTGAAAATTTTTGATAAACGTATCACAATATCAATATGTTAAATTATAAATTATTAGTTATATTGTTTAGTTGATCACAATATATGTCATTTTAATCCGCTAAAGACAATCTTTAGGTCAAAATATGAACTATGAAAGAATAGATATACTTGAAATACAATTGAATAAAATCAAAAATGAAGAATTGCAAGAGCGTGCGATTAGAGCAAGCGGAGGTAGAAGTACAGAATATATTGTACTTATCGATAAGGTGGAGGTTGCATTGCTTTCTTATGAGGACTGGAGTGATAGATCGGAAGGATTTATATATGAAATATTTGTTTTAGCAGGGCATAGGAATAATGGAATTGGTTCTTTACTTCTTAAATTTGCTGAAAAAAAAGCTTTAGAATTAAATTGTAATAAAATTATTTTAGAGCCACAGCCATTCGATCATACTGTAAATTTTAGTTTTTTAGTTGGTTGGTACAGCAAAAATGGCTATCAACAGTGTAGTTTAAATTCCAATCGAATGTTTAAACTAATCTAATTATTTTTTAATAGCAAATAACTGATAATATTTATAATTTAAAAATTAATTAATTAAAATTCTCCCACTCTGATGGTGTTAGGATTTTATTAATGACTGTCATGATTATGTTATTTATTCCTCATAAATTATTGATGAGGAATAAATTTAATAGGAAACAATAGCAATTTGGTAGATCTTTAATTGAAAATATTATTATCTAGCAAGTGCCAGTATTTATACCTAATAAGACATCAGGTTAGCATTGTGTTAAATAAATCTAAATGACGGATATGGTTATAGTATAATTTCCACCCATTTTTGGTGATGAGCCTTTAATAAATAACTCTCCATTTTTGACGCTATATTTTTGAAATCTTTTTGTTAAAAACAAGTGATATTTATTACTGGTTAAATCGTCTTTTTCAATTATTTCGATATCTCCATCATTAAAACCATTTCTCTGTATTTTAACTTGTGTGTGTACTGATGTACTATTTTTATTACTTTTATAATTTATGATAGCATCAAAATATAAATTACCAAAGGCATCAGACAGAATATTGTTTTCAGTTTTAAAATCGTTAATAGCTATTGTAGAATCCATAATAGTTCCTTATTTTAATAAAATTTTAGAATAAAATATCTTTATCATTAACATATCATTAATCATAACTCAAGGGGTAAAATTTGCTTTTATATTTATCACCTTGCCGTTATTTATAGTCAGACAACTATATATACCCAATAAACCACAAGATGCATGTTCGGTAGACTCAGCAAACTACACGCTGTGGGCAACTTGTTATATCATCTGCATGCAACTTGAAGTATCACGAGTATAAGTAATAATGATACTCGTGAAAGAAGAAACTAAGAAGGTGGAATTTTGCTTGTTACCTATTTATTTTATTAACTCTCACCAATACATCCACACACCGTTTCCTATACTTCCCTCTAATCGCCTCTTTCTGCGCCTCCAACTCCCGTTTTTGAAGTTCTTTCCCGTCCTCATTCATCCCCAATCTCAACCTATCCCCATCAACTTTTATAAAATGCGGTCCATCACTTACGCCTAAACCGTTCATAAACATGATTTCAATCTGTGTAATATCGAAATTAATGCCGACTTCGTTGGCAAAATTGATAATTTCTGACTGAATTTCTTTATCGACCTCACTTACTTCAATGTTTGAAATCTGTCTTTGTTGATTTCCCTGTGATGTTTCGCTCTCAGCGGCATTTTGAGCATCCGTTTCTATAAACGCAAAACCGTATTCCTGAATGTTGCATACTTCATCTGAGCCGTGCTCAGGCTCGTAAAATTGCACATCTGATAGATTGGATGTGATCCGCGATCTACAGTTATTGACAGGACTCCGAGTCGCTCCGCTGTCGCTCTTTAAAAGATTAAAATCAACATCAACGGCACTTTTCTTGACGATTTGGTACTTTCTTTCACGGGTTTTAAGTACTGGTGCATCGGCTTTGAGTTGATGATAAATACCAACAACCTTTTGAACTTCCTCGCCGTAAACATTGACGTCACCGATTTCACGGGCAACACGTATTGTTTCTTCTCTTCGGCGAATACATGGACCACCTTGTGACATGATGTATTCATCAAATTTGCCTTGGTCGGCAGCAGCTCTAACACGTTCGGCAACATCCCCAAGTTTGTCAGCAATGGAAACACCACGAGGTAAGCGGCGGCATTCACGGTATGCGCCTTTAGATGGGAGCTTATAAAATTGAAATTGCGGAATACGCCATGTTGACGCCCACGCGGTAACCGCTGCCGCCATGCTTTTTAGGTCTTTGCCGGTTTCATGGTCTATCTCACCATCAAGGGCATACCCATCGATATTTTTAGCGATATATTTAGCGATGTAACCCACGGCACCGCCGCGGTTCATATGCTTACATTCAAATCGGTATTTTTGTGCGCCCGCTTCGTTACCATCTTCTTTCAGGGCACGCTTACGCATAATATCAATAGCTTTTGCTCGGCTGGCCTTATCAACAAAAAGCAGCATATGCCAGTGGGGAGTACCGTCATGATGAGGCTCAACTACACGAACACCATAAATATTGATATTGTTATCATTGAAAGCGGAACGAATACGCGACCACACTTTGACTAAATAACGCTGCCCGTCTTTTGGCGTGTAAGCCTCATCTTTCCATTTACGATTGAGCACAGCGTGCAAATCACCTTTATTTTTATCTTTGCGCTGCTTTGTCGGGTGGTACTTTGACGGGCACGTCAGCGTGATAAACATCCCGATATCACCGCGTTCTTTTGCCACGCGCTCAATCCCTGCCATTTGCGCCATTAATTCCATGCGGCGAATTTCAGGGTTTGACACACTGGCCATCACTTTATCGAACAGATCAAAACGCTCACCTGTTTCAACATCTTGAATATCCATACCCTGTAAATATTGCATGTTGGATAAACGCTGTGCTTGAACGGCACGGATCGCTTGCTTACTGGCGTATGGGTGGCGATTAATGCACACATCCATATTGGCAATCATGATTGCCTCAATCCATTGTGTTCTATGGGCTTTTAGCTTACGGTGCCAGTAATCTGCATTAACAAGACGAGAAATAGCTGCGATCACTTGGTGCATTGTTAGGTTTTGCTTCCCTTTGCGGCGCTTTCGATTTTTTAAAACTTTGAGATAACTTTGGTGATAAAGCGGTGTGACATGTAAATTTAGAGATAATTCAGCCAATGCCCCGTAAATTTGAGTTTGTGCTGAATCATCATAGATAATTTCACGATCACCGCCGTTTTGCTCGGTTAGCTGGTCGCAATAGGCTTCATATAGAGTGAAAAAACCATTAGAAATGTGCTCTGCCAGTTTTTTGATTGGTTTGTCATAAAGGTCAAACAACCGGTTAAATTGACTGATTTCAGGTGTAAAGCGAGTTGAAAGCGTCAATAGTGCTTTCGTTTTTAACTCATATCGAGAATTAACCGCGGTGATACGAGGAAATATCCGCTTATAAAAATCAGAGCGTAAAAATTCATAAGCTTTATAGTGGCCTGACTCTTTAATGATGTATTCATAATGCTTTTGAATACGATAACGTAAAATACGCGGTAAAGTTTCAATTTCATCTAAAATCGCTTGCGCATGAATTTGTTGTTCATGGGTAAGGGATTTCTCAAGTGCGTCAATATCAGCTTTGTAGTAATTATTTTTTTCTGGCTTATTCCACGGATACGGAAAAGTCATATCCGCGGTATAAGTTAACGGTTGCTGCGTAAAATCTAATACCTTAGACATTTAGCGCACCACCCAAGGTTTCTGCTCGTAATGCGTTGATGGCCGTTTCACAACGGCGAGAGATGATATCAACTGTTTTACGGTAAACATCTAATGATTTGATACCTTTACCTTTAACACGGTTAACATGATAAGAAGTTAATTCAATCGCCAGCATCCACGGATCAGAATGGCAACAAACCAACTCATAGCAACGAGCCATTTTATTGATTTGCAATAGTCGCCATTGAACCGCATTTGAATCTTCGTCAACATGACGTTGAATAGCAAAAGCTGTCCCGCTGATGTATACGCCGTCTTTAGGATCGAGAATCATTAATTAATCCCCGCTAAAACAGCAATAATTTCTTTAGCCGGTGTACGTTTTCCTTTTCCTGCAATGCTGCGTGGGGCTTCGATTTCATGGATAGTAAAGCCTAGGTCAGCATAAAGCTCTTTTGCTTCTGGTGAGTTAGAAACGGTGATCGGGTTACCTTGAATATCATTAATATCTTTTAGGGCTATTGCTAATGCTTCGTGGTCTGCATCGGTAAAGCCGGCAGTATGATATTGCGTGAAGCTATCGCGGCCCCCCATATAGGGTGGATCACAATAAACACCATCACTGAAATCAACTAATGAAAGGGTATCTTGCCATTCAAGATTTAAAATTTTAGTTTTGGTGAGGTAAGCCTTATCACAAAAACTATCAATTTCATTTTTAGGAAAGTACGGTGCTTTGTATTGACCAAATGGGACGTTGAACTTGCCTTGTTGGTTATAACGGCACAACCCGTTGAAGCAATGCCTATTTAAATAGAGGAATAAACTTGCTTGTCGAACTTGTGACATACTTGACTTAGGGCTATTAAACTCATTTCTAAGTTGGTAATAGTCAGAATCATTATTATTTTGATTGAAAAGTATTGAGGCTTCAAATATAACCCCATCAGGAACAAAGGCGAGTGCGTCATATAGATTAATTAAATCCGGGTTAGCGTCAGCAATTAAATACTGCTCATAGTCAGTATTCATCATTACAGCACATGAGCCAGCAAATGGCTCAACTAACCGTTTTGCTTTTGGTAAATGAGGGCGTAATTGGTCCATAATTCGAACTTTAGAGCCAGCCCACTTGAGGGGAGTTTTATTGAATTTAGCCATATTAAGTATCGCTTAATAATTTGTTGTTAGATGATTTCTGCAACTTATTTATGTAATAATGAAATGATGTTTATTGGTTAATTAGTCAGAGGAAATTCATGTCATATGATCGCCATATAAATATCCTGCCAGCTCAAAGTCTCCCTCAGGCAGAGATGAGATTTTTATCCGCGAGTGAAATACTTTATGTATGTAATATTTTTCTTGGCTCCATTCGAAATCACTTTGAAGCACGATGGCTTCCCACAAAAGAATGTCGAAGTGAATTAAGTAAATTTGTAGAGCGAAACTTTCCTGATGAGTGGATAGACAATCAAAAATGGAAAGAATTAATTGAACATGGACTAGAAAATATGGTTCATGGGAGAAATAATCTCCGTATGGCAGAGTGGGAATATTGGGATTCATTAAAACACTTAGAATCAGACATGTATCTCTCGATTCAGGCAAGTTATAAGACGGTAAATCTATTTCGTCTCGGTGATCCCAAATACTTACCGATGGCAACAGATGTATTTGTTGTACCAACTCAATGGAATAAGTTTCTTGGTTCTTTAATGGCTGGTGAGATTTATCCTGCATGGGTTGCAAAAGTAGATTCAAGCAGCGTTCCTGAGATAGAAGATGGTATATATCCCAAATATTCACCGAGAAGATAGATGTTGTGTTATACATCGTCACACGCTCCGATAATGTTTACTTTTAAGTTCAAAAATCGTTTGGCAATCAATGCAGCGAGTGCAACCCTGTGATGCAATGCGGCGTGCTTCTGAAATAGGCTTGTCACAATCTTCACATTCAAAAGCGGAAACACTGACTAAACGGTTAGTAATGGTTTTTATTTGTTGCTCACGCATGAGCATTTCGTGGTCACTAGCGCGGTCAATTTCTTTAGACATGATCCAGCTCCGCAGCCAAGTTTGAATAATGTTCGGATTCGCCAACTAATAGCTGGTGAATTTGTTCGTCATTTAATTTTTCGTTGATTAACTTGCATGCAAGGGCATCAAGGCGAGATGAAAATTTGTCATACATGGTTTTGCGTTCATCTTCGCGAATTGCTGTAATACTGATAGCGACAGCGGAGTAATCGCGCTTACCGGTTGCAATATCAACACCTATCAAAATTGGCTTTATCTCTTTATTTTTCATTATCCAACCCTCAAATTTAGAATGTAGAAATCCCTGACGCGCTAACGTCATTAATTTGTTTTTTTACCTTAAATAGGCATGGCGATATGTTTAGGTAATAGCGCCGCGAGTGCTTTAATTTGATTTACTGCTAAAATAACTGATTGTTGTTCCTCTTTATTAAATTCATCGAAACCTAAATGATGTTGATTGCTTTTTATTTCTGCTAAATAAAAAATCATATTTAGCATCCGTTCATCGCTTAACCTTAAATATTCAATAAAACCTGCTAGCTCTCTATTATCTGGATTTTGTTTATCACAATGAAATACAGATGTTCTTAACTTCGCGGCTTGGTTTAATCCATTTACTCTATTTTCAAAGGTTGCCCCTTGATTCTGGTAAAGCTTGATATTTGCTTGGTGCGCTATTACATCCGCTGGCCTTGCATCTTGCTTTACGTTATCGAGCAACTGGATTAACTGTTTAGTTTTCACTAATACAGCCGCTGAATTACTCATTGTTTTTATCTAATAGCAACTGAGAACAAGTACAAGAAAAATAAAATACCACCGACTAATAATATTTTGTCCATCAAAGAAAATTGACGTTTTTTATTGCTTTTAAATTTATTAACGGATGAACCGGTTAATTTATGTTTATGCTGTTGCAAATGTAATTGGGTCATTTTTTTCACCATATAAACAATCAATATATTTAGTTGCTTGAGTCATAGAATCAAATAACCCGTAAGAATCATCATTTCGTTGAACATGATAGCGGGTTACGGGATTCATCGTTTTAGCCGGTAGCTTAACGATTAGAAAATTGCGATATTTAAAGCTATGGGTTGATATTTGCTCTATACAAGCTCTCATATTTTCACCTAGCCCTTTAAAGCATTCTCTACAGATTTTAAATTGTCTGGAACGACATCTAAATCTTCCATAAGTTTTTTAGCTCGCTTAAACCAGCTATCTTTCCAGCCCATTCGCTCCGCTGCTGGAAGCTTACGAGCGACTTCCCAGCACATTTCTAAATACTCGTTATACATAATCATTAAACGCATATCACTGAACCCCTCTCCGTGAATTTGGCGCTCTGTACGAATAGGTAAACGACGGCGATCCATCAGCTTTCTAACACTACTTTCTGATTTGCCAGTACGACGACAAAATTCATCAGCGGTGATCGGGTCTGGGATTTTGAACAACAGTTCTAACAATTTCTCGTTCATGTGATAATCTCTCTCCTTTGGGGTATTTCTGCAATGAATTACCCCGTTGTGTTAAGTTTAAATCAATTCTGCCTTAAATAGTTGAGAACTGCAATATGAAAATCAGTATTGGAGAGAGATTGCTTTTGATCCGTGAAAGCGAAAGGCTCTCAAGTAGACCGGAAGTTGCTGAAATGCTTGGTATTCCTACTAATGCATTGTGGCGTTATGAAACTGGCAAAACTATGCCAGATGTAGACGTAGTCACAAAAATATTAAACCACCCTAGATTTGAAAAATATGCTTTATGGTTTATTACAGGTAAGACCGCTCCAGAGTCAGGACAAATAGCACCTGCACTTTATGACCCTAAAAATTATGAAACAGACGAGGAAAAACAAGCATGACCTTAAATGAGAAGCTTAACGAAATGCTACATGTAGAAAAGATTAAAATGGTGGTACCGCAAAATATCAACTGGCTTTCTGTTGAACGTATTTTGAAGCACCGAAAACTAGAGAAATATAGCTTATGGATTACGACCGGAAAGATACTTCCTGAAGCTGGTCAAATTTCACCGGCTATCGCGCACAGTGGGCATACTCTAATAATTTAGTTGTTTATACGTACAAAAATTGGTTGGAAATATACCAACATTATATTTGTAATGAAAATCTAGATTTCCTCGTTTAACCGGAGGGCGCAACAATGACTATTAAGGCGCTTGAAGGTGGACGTTACAAAGTGGATATCAGACCGCAGGGCAGATCAGGAAAGAGAGTTCAGCGGATATTTAAAAAGAAAGCCGATGCAATAGCTTATGAAAGAAGCGTCATGCTAACGGCAAATAATGACGAGTGGAACAGCGAATCAAGAGACTACAGATCATTACATGATATATGTGATATTTGGTGGAATTTTATTGGTCGTAACCTAAAGTATTCAAAAAAATACAAGGCTATTTTAACAAGAATAACTAAGGACATAGGTAACCCCTCTGTATACCAGATTACACCTAAGTTATTAGCTAGGTACTGCTCTGATAGATTACAAAGTGGCGTGAAAGCATCAACTATCAATAGAGAGTTTAATTTGCTAATGAGCATTTTTACTTCATTAGCGGAAATTGGTGAATGCTCTAAAAATAATCCGATTAAATCTCTTGGTAAGTTGAAAGAAGAAAAACCAGAAATGGCTTATCTGACAACAAGTGATATTGAAAAATTACTTAATGTTATGACCGGTGATTACTTACGCATAACTATTTTATGTCTAAGTACGGGGGCAAGATGGGGAGAGGCCATGAGTTTAAAGGCTGAAAACTTATTACATGGGCGAGTTACATTTGTGAAAACAAAAAATGGTAGACATAGAACTGTTCCCATTTCTGATGATGTAATGAGAACTGTAAAAGTAAAAGATTCTGGATTACTTTTCGATGTTGATTATGTGACCTACAGATCAATACTGAAAGAAGTTAAACCAGATTTGCCGCATGGTCAGGCCGTGCATGTTTTACGACATTCTTTTGCAGCGCACTTTATGATGAACGGTGGCAATATTCTCACTCTTCAAAAAATCATGGGTCATGCGAGTATTCAGCAAACAATGACGTACGCGCACTTTGCCCCTGACTATTTAAATGAGGCCATTTCATGCAACCCTTTAAGGGGAAGCATCCACATTCCATCCACCAATATGGGATGTAATGATGCGAATTAG